GAACGCAATCATTTAATCGAATTGGTGAAATCCAAGTCAGAGGATTTGCGTGGGTTCGAGGTGTCAATCCAAGAAAACCGCCAATATATTGCCACAGAGGAAGCCAAGCATTCAGAGTTGATTGAACAGCATACTGCACTCAATGATAAATACCAATCAGCACCCGATGTGCAAGACATGGTTCGTAAGCTGGAAAATTTACGACACACCGTTTTATCTAATATCGCCACGGCTAAAAAGGAACGCCAATTCTATATTGATAACCCTGAATGTCCGACATGCAAGCAGGATTTTGATCCATCTGTCAAAGCTGAAACAATTCAAACGAATGAGGCATTGTTGAAACAATATGATGAGGGTATGTTGCAGATGGAAGCGAGGATTTCCGCACTCCGCAAGCAAGCATCTGAACGTGATGCAATCTTATCTGAAATCAATCTGCTGTCTGGTAGTATGTCGCGAGTCGATATGAATATTTCATCGACCAAACGTCAATGCGACAACCTACAGAAACAGATTGATGAGATCAGCAACAGGTCATCAAACCTTGAGGCAGAGCGTGCATGTTTGATTGAAACACTTGAGGCTGATGTTATGTCGGTCAAGCATAAAACAACTGTGTGTGGTAAAGACGTTCAGTTGCACACTGATATGGTTGACCTGCTAAAAGATTCTGGTATCAAATCAACAATCATCAAGCGTTATATTCCAATCATCAACAGCTTGCTTGCCAAATATTTTGAAGTGATGGATTTCGATGTGTCGTTTCAATTCGATGAAGCGTTTAATGAAGTCATCAAATCACGACACCGCGACAAGTTCACTTATGCATCATTCAGTGAAGGGCAGGCGATGCGTGTTGATCTGGCCATCCTGTTTGCATTCAGAGAATTGACTCGCATGCGTAACTCCGTTGCAAGTAACCTGTTGATCCTTGATGAAATTGGTTCATCTAGCTTGGATGCGGTTGGCATGGAAGCATGTATGAAAATAATCAAAGCTGAAACGGGTAATAATGTTGTGGTCATTTCACATGATGACAGGATTCAGGATTATTTCGATGTGGTTCAACGTGTGACAGTTTCAGACAACTTCACCCAGATGGAAGAGGTACAGATTCGATGATGAAATATTTATTGTTCAAATCAATGGCAGAAACTATTGCTGGTAACTACCCGTATCGATTCGAGATCCAACTGATGATCAATGATGATCTGGTGATTCCTAAAGTCGTCAGCGACTTGTATAAGCAGCAGGGGACACCAACCATGATGATTGCTATGGATAACAGATTGCAGTCTGAATTGTATATCGATGAAGACGGTGAAGGCTTCAGTATGCCTGTACGGTTCAATGGTGTTAAGTTTAATGTCGTTGCGCCCATGGCAAACGTCATCGGTGTGCGGGACGGTGTCAGTGGGGAAGCTGCAATGTTCATCGAACCAGACACCAATAATATCAAAGCACCACAAGATCCGCCGAAATCATCTGAACCAGCAAAGCCTGAAAAGACTTCTCGTAAGAAATCATTCCTCAGAGTGGTCAAATAGCTTTACAACTTGTCATAGATAAGTACAATACAAACCATCGAAAATAGGAGAAAGTAAAAATGAGATTATCAAAAAAGACAATTGACGTGTTAAAAAACTTTGCAACCATCAATGCATCAATTGGTGTGCGTGCAGGTAGCAACTTGCGTACGATCAGTGCAGCCAAAGACACCTTTGCAAAAGTGGTTGTCGATGATGTGTTCCCTGAAGACTTCCGCATCTATGACATCGTTGACTGGCTCAGCACACTGACATTGTTTGATTCCCCTGAGATCGAGTTCCACGAAAACCACATGGTTATTCATAATGAAGCAAACACGATGCGTTCAAGCTATTATTATGCTGCACCTGCATTGGTCACAACACCACCCGATCAAGACATCAGCTTTCCATCCACAGATCTTGAACTGACAATTAAGAACCACGACCTTAATTCCATTTTGAAAGCATCTGCACTGATGAAACTTAAATCTGTTGCATTAACGCATAATGGCGATGGTGAGATTCGTTTTGGTGTCAAAGGTTCTGGCGAAACTGCGAATGAGTTCAGCGTTGTATGTGAAGGTGACACGTTCGGTAACACGTTCAACATCTTGCTTGATCCAAACCGGATGAATTTCCTCGATGGTGATTATGTCGTGCGTGTATCCAAACTAGGCATTTCATGTTTTTCATGTGAAGACAACAATGCACAATATTTTATTGCACTGGCTGATGGTTCAGAATGGGGTGGTGAATAATCATGCCCATTGCTACAGTAAGTAATGAGTCGTTGTGGTTTCAGAAATACCGACCACAATCTGTAACTGACTGCATTCTACCGGATCGCATCAAGAGTCAATTTTTAGACATGGTGAGCAAGGGTGAAATTCAGTCGATGACCTTGTTTGGCAAAGCTGGGATTGGCAAAAGTACCGTGGCCAAGGCATTGTGTAATGACATTGGCCTTGATTTCCTGTTGATCAATGCATCCAAGGACAGGAACATTGATACAATCAGGGGCAAGGTTGCATCATTTGCCAGCACAATGTCCATCACACACACTGGGAAAAAGAAAGTAATAATCATGGATGAGTTCGATTTTGCGAATGCCCAGTCTGTCATGCCCGCTCTCCGTTCTGAGATGGAAGCCGTTTCAAGTAACTGTCTGTTTATCCTGACATGCAACCACGTGAACCGGATCATTCCCGAAATCTTATCAAGATGCACCCCGATTGATTTCAATATCTCTGATGATGAAAAAGCAAAGATCATGCCACGTATTGCAATGCGGATGATGGATATTTTGAAATCTGAATCTGTTACAGCCGAACCTGCTGTAGTATTTGCAATGGTGAAACGATACTTCCCTGATATTCGCAGGGTGATCAGTGAACTGCAATTGAATAATGTAGGTGGTGCAATCGATTCATCTATCCTTGATGTGGTTAGTGATACACGGATTGGAACATTGATTGAACATCTGAAAGGTAAACAGTTCACAGAAATGCGGAACTGGGTTGCAGCAAACAATGACATCGACTTTAACCACTTGATCAGGGAGTTCTATGATCAGGCTTACGACATCCTTGAACCAACATCTATTCCACAATTGATACCTATTCTCGATGAATATATGTACAAGTCTGCCTTCGTTGTTGATATGGAAATCCACACTTGTGCATTGCTTACTGAGTTGATGTTCGAGTGCCAGTTTAAATAAGATGGCAGTCCAGAAGAAAGGCTTTGCACATGAATCCCAAGGTGTTGAAACAGTGGAGTGGTACACGCCACCTTGGATATTTGAATCTCTTGGTATTGAATTTGATATAGATGTCTGCGCACCTGAAGGTGGAATTGAATGGATACCAGCTAAGCGGTACTATACTAAGGAGGATGATGGTCTTACCAGCGAGTGGGTTGGCAATATCTGGTGCAACCCACCTTATGGTAAATACACGTCCACATGGCTAGAGAAAATGCACCAACATCGGAATGGGGTATCATTGGTTTTTGCTCGTACTGATTGCAGGTGGTATCATAACTATGTAGCCAAGGCTGATGCTATCCTATACCTGAAGGGTCGTGTGAAGTTTGTGGACGGTGATTGTGTGTCTGGTGGCAGTGGTGCTGGCAGTGGGTCTATGTTGATTGCTTGGGGTAAAGAGAATATTATGGCTTTAGTTGCCATGAGGGATAAAGGTCATCTGGTCGTTAAAGGTGGGTATTATGGCACATAAATACAAACTTGGTGATTACCTCAAGGATGTGAACTTGAAGAAAGAAAACCTGTTGAGGATAGACCCTGAAGCACGAAAGGGTCTATCCATGTTCATCGTCAACAGGATTACTTCTTTACATGCTGAAAATATTGCAGTAGCTTCGCTTTTGAATCAGATGCAAAATATCGATGATGGAATGAAGTATGATTTCCTTATTCATGGTCTGAGGAAAGGTAGCAGGTTTGCGAGGCTACCCAAAACTGAAAAGCTTGAACATATTGAAGTTATTAAAGAGCATTACAATGTGGGTGAAAGACAAGCACGCGAAATATTACGGCTTCTGAAACCAGAAGACATTAAAGTTATTATAGAGGGGCAACAAATTGGCGGAAACACTAAGTAAAGATCGTATCGTAGAATGGGATGAATCCATGATGGTGGAAATCGCACCATGCCATGAGAAATTTAATATCGTGACTGAAACTCTTACCCGCATGGGGCTGGCAGACACGTTCGAGAAAACACTCAGGCAGTCGTGCTATGTTCTATGTGAGCATGGAAGATATTTCATCATGCACTTCAAAGAATTATATGCACATGACGGTGAGTCGGTTAAAATCACCGAGGATGACATCCGCAGGCGCGACAGGATCATCCAGATGCTCGTTAATTATGATTTGATTGAAGTGGTGTCAGACAACTTTGAAGTTGGCGCAGCGTTCGATCCTGATAAGCGTGTGAAGCTGTTCATCCTGCCGCATAATGAAAAACCCATCTGGACGCTGATCAGCAATTATGATTTCAGCAAACGCGATAATGAATCGTGAGCGACCAATCAAACTTTTTCCTGTCTGTTATAAAACAGAAGGACACGCTGCACGTCAAAGAATGGGATGCATCGAAGGGTAAAATTGTTAATCGGGTTGTCTATGACTTCAAACCTGTTTTGTATTCACCATGCTCAGAGGAATCCGATCATAAGTCCCTGCATGGTGATAATCTCCAGCCGATGTCGTTCAAGAACATGTGGGCTGCTGATAAATACATCCGCGACAATGCAGATATAGTCAATCACACCTATTATGGATTTGATAACTGGGTTGCTCAATATATCAACCAGACATATTCAGATGATATGGAAATGGATGCATCAAAGTTTCGTGTGGCCAATTTTGATATTGAAGTCTACACTGGTAAATATAGCAGCAAGATGGAAGTCAAATATCGTCAGCAGAATGGTGCATCCAAGTTTACATCATTAGATAGATTATTTATGCTACCTGAAGGTTACGAAGTCTGGGACATGATTGATAATGACTGGCTGCCAATCTGGGTGCGAGACGAAGAAAACACATTGATTCCAAACAAGGCACTATGCTTTTCTGAATCAGGTGGTTTCCCTCACCCTGATGCTGCATCATTCCCGATCAACGCCATAACGGTTTACGATTCTTTTACTGAAACATATTACACGCTGGTAACATGTGACTATAAGATTCACAGGGAAGACGTGAAGATTGAATTTATCCGGTGTGATGATGAAGAGGAACTGTTGAACACATTCCTTGCGTTCTGGCATGAGTCAGACTTTTCTATCATGACTGGCTGGAACATTGAAAGCTTTGATGTCCCATACATAACGAACCGGATTGAGTCTGTGCTTGGTGCAGATATGGTGTCGCTGCTGTCACCATGCGGAATCGTGAAGTCTCGGACATTTGAGAACAGCTTCAAGCAAGAAGTCACAACCTACACTTGGCTTGGTGTTTCAAATCTGGATTATATCCTGCTCTATAAAAAGTTCACATTTGTGAATCGTGAATCCTATAAGCTGGACTATATCGCCAGTGTCGAATTAGGTGAGCATAAACTATCCTATGATGATCAACTTGGATTACATGGCCTGTATATCACAGACCCTCAGAAGTTTGTCGAGTATAACATCAGGGATGTCGAACTGGTCAAGCGGCTAGATGAAAAACTGTGCTTGATTGGATTGGTGATTGAGGTGGCCAATCTTAATAAGGTGAATCTTAACTCAGTGTTCAGTCCAGTTGCGGTCTGGGAATCAGGGATCTATCACGAGTTACAGAAAACTGGTGTGGAGTTCCCTAAGCGTAAAAAGCATAAAGTGAATGGCAAGTTTGATGGTGCATTCGTTCTTGATGTCCAGAAAGGATTCAGCGACTGGGTTGTCAGTTTCGATTTAACCTCATTGTATCCATCTTTGATCATGGAGTTCAATATATCTCCTGAAACATTGGTGGGTGAGCATAAAGGCGTTGATATTGATACACTGGTCAATAAGGGTGAAGATTTATCATTCTTGCAACCAGCCAACCAGACCATGGCGGCGAATGGCATTCTATATGATCGCAGTGTGGAAGGTGTCCTCCCCATGATGATGCGAAACCTGTTTGGGAAGCGGAAGCGGAACAAGGGTATCGCCATGGATGCTAAAAAA